TCTGCCGCCCGTGTTGTGCACCCAGTTCTACGATGACCGGATTTGTAAGACAATGTTTTACGCAGTACGCCTGCACAAATTGCAGGTATGCCTTCCACTCTCCGAAAATCTGGTTCGGTCCCGTGAACGAAAGAACCTCAGCCTCCGTAACCTTAATCACTCTTTTTTCTCCAGGAGTTTCGCGTACAAATCAACGTACTTCTTGACTTCCTTCTCCCTATCAAAGTTGTCTTTGGCGTATTGAAGCGTCTGTTGCCTGAGAACGCTTCCCTCTTTGGTCAATGCCTTCCAGCACTTCTCTACCTGATCGGCAATAGAATCCAGGTCCCAAATCTTTGCATGATATGACGTATAGTCGCCCGCATAACTAATGACGGGGACGCCCATCGCCATCATCTCCATTGTGACGCGACTGGCAATCCCGCTGATGTTATTATTGAACCCAATGTCCGCACCCTTCATAAAGGGACGCAGGTTGTTATTCTCAAGCTGAATGTTCTCACAGAGGTTTTCCAAATTCCGTTCCTTGCTCCGGCAGAACATGTTCCGATACGTCGATATCGGCTCCAGCGACAGGCTGAACAGGTTCAGTCGCGCCTCCGGTATCCGCTTAACAATCCTCGGCATCGCCCAAATAATATGGGACGGCAACTTCTCCATCCTCAGAACGTCGCATGACATAATTGCCGGATGATTGATGTATTTCCAGGTCATCTCTTCGCCCTGATACCGCTCCAGATCAATCGAGTTTGGGATATAGTGAATCCTGCCATGCTCATCGTAGAGTTCCAGGATATCAAACTCATGTTTATTGAGGACAACCGTCGCATCATATTTCCAGAGGATGTTAATGTGCAGGTTAAACGATTCGTCCTTCCGATTCGACACCCATTCCTTTAAGAGCATGTGTTCGTTCGGCCCGTGCAGGACGGCGACGAACTTCGGCCCCTTCAGGTTCCTGATTTCGCCGGGAATGGCGGCGTGTAAAACGTGGATGTCGGCTTTCTTGGCCGCCTCCCAAGAAATGGGGGAGAGCCAGCCATCGTCGGTGGCGACCCTCCCCTCTTTTTGTTTGTCGTTTGGTTCGGCAAGGTCGGATTGAAGCCCCGCTTTCCGCTCATATTTGATTTGGTCTTTGACAGACTCGTACATTCCCGATTGTCTTGGACACCATGATGTCCAATGGACTACTTGCATATCCGACCCTCCTTTGACGATAAATTACAGTACTGTGCTGTACATGAACTTGAGCAGGCCCGCGCTCGTCCGCGTGATGTAGTGAACGGCGGCAGATGAACCCGTGTCATTGGTCCGAATGACGGTCGAGGCGAGAGACGTGGCTTTACTGAGGGCCGCCGTCGCTTGCGAAATAGCGTTACTTACCGCATCGGACTGAGCCGCAACGACACTACTGGCCTTTACGGCCTTGCTCACCGCATTGCTCGCCGCACTTAGGGCATCGCTCACGTTAGATTGCAAGCCCGCCGCGATACTACTGGCCGAATTCGCATGGGTCAATGCATGAGACGCCGCACTCAAGGCGTCCGAAACCCCGGAAGCAAAACCATCCCAAGTCGCAGACCGAGCCGCAACCGCACTCACGGCGGCAGAGGCATCCAGGTCCCATACGGCAGACCCGGCGCCGATTTTAGACATGGCCTTTGAGGCCGCATCGCTTGCCGTAGCGATATCCGCAGGCTTAAAAGTCAAACTTGCATCAGCCATTTGATTTCTCCTTCGCAGATTGGGGCACCGTCTCGTCGTTTCTACAAACGGCGATAAGCGGGTTTTCATATTGGCCGGCCAGCGGCTCAAGCCTATAATTCCTTATACTAACCGAGACGAAATGCCGCTTCAGGATGCCCTCCAATTCCTTGGGAGCATATTCCCTGACGTGGCTTTCGCCTTTCCGATATCGGCTTAACCGATTCGGCGTGGATAGGATAAGGGTTCCATCCTTAGCCATCATTTTCTTGACGTTCTCAAGAGCCGACTTCTCGTCCTTGATATGCTCAAGAACATCTATCATCACGATATAATTGAATTCCTGCCCGGATATCCCCTTAACGATATCACCGTACTCATAGTGCAGATTCCGGAAGGGGAAGACGGCCTTCGCAAACTGGATTGCATTCTCATCGATCTCATAGCCATAGACTTCCTTGGCATTGACATTCAAGAGATGCGTTCCGAAGCCGGTCCCGAATCCTATGTCGGCAACCTTGTTCCGGACGACCTTCTTGATGACATCATATATATCGAATTGCGGACTAAGGACGTACTTAAACCGATTCCAAATCAGGTACACGATTATAATCCCGGCAACATGTTGGTCAGTTTAATAATGCGGGCCAGAAGATATTGCCGCTCCTTTTCGGCAACGGTCAGTTCTTCTCTGAGGGGGTTAAGAAGACCGTCAAGCCGATTCAATTCTGCATTAACGACGGATAATTTTCCTCTGGCTGTGTCGAGTTTCCTTTGGATTTCTTCTTTTTCATTTGGCATATTATGGCTCCGGTACGTCGTCATAAACGACGACCACTTTGTTGGCAGCATCCAACCGTATCCGTTTGACCTGATATTCTGTCGATGGAGGATTGCTCGTGATGAATTGGTCAAACACTCCGATGACTGAAACATTCGAGAGCGTATATGCGACGATCCCGGCCCCCGATACATTGATGTCATACTCGCCCGGGTCCGCATAGAATACGAAGCGCCCGTTGGCATCCGTAGCAAACGGGTTCGCCTGCGCCGCGCCCGCCGGGCTTGAATAGATCGTCGAAGCCACGACCGTTCCGGGCGCATAGACGGTTATCGTGGCAAGCGTTCCCGTCCCGGCCGTGTCGATGACGGTATTGTGGTATGCGACCTTGTTTGCCATGCTAATACCTTTTGGTCTTGTTGAACGATGAGCGGGTCATCTTGTCCTTCGGGGCCTGGCGGATAAACTTCGGCACGGCGACATCGGTCACGGGCGTGGCACGTGGTCCCGTGGCGACGGGATTATCAGGTTCAATAACGGCTAATTTATAGATATCGACAAGCCAGTGGACCGTCGTCTGCGATGCCGCATCCTTGATATCGCCGGGTTTATTCGATCCCCAAGCCTTGATAAACCTCAGTTTTGTCATAATGTCTCCTTCGGATAGCCGATTTATAGCCCTTTTTTGGCCGCCGGATGCCCTAGGATCGATTTTCCAGCCTTACCCCGTATGGTGGGCAGGGGTTGAAGGTGTTTTTGCCTCAGGCGGCTCAACTTTCCGAGCATACCCGCCCTCAATCAAAACATGGGCGAATTCATCAGATACTGCCCGCCGCTGCCCGACTCGCCAACAGCACTTATACTCGCGGATGATCTCAATCTCTATCATGCGATTATTAGGATGGAAGGAAAACCGGGAAGAGCCGAAACCCTCCCCGGTCCTTTTTTACAACTGAATGATCTGAATCTGGTTCTACTTAGGCTGGCAGGGTGGCCTGTTTGTACCTGGCCCGATCGCGTGCGCAAATGGCGCCGACAACAAAAGCCTGCGATGCCGTTTCGGTCAGAAGGATCCCAACGTGGGTATAACCACCCGTGACATTGAGGTCTTCCCCGCGTACCTGAATGACGGTAAGTCCGTCAGCCGTAGTGATTGTAGACACGGCTCCGGTTACATCGGCTTCCGTTCCAGCTGCGCCGATCCGTTGTCTGACCTGCGCCGTCAAGGACGCTGAACCCGTTCTCGCCCCCGTGAATACGATGAAGGCGGCGAGATCATAATTGGCCATGCTGAAATACGTCGGCGTGTTTGCGTTATTGTTCCGCGTCGCCTGAACCGCAGCCACGTCGGTCTTGATATGGCTCGTAAAAGTGTGAACGTTTCCCATGTTTTAACTCCTAAAAATAATTCTAGCTGGACGTGGTCAAAACGACGAAGGCCGAAACCGTTTCACCCCCATGTCTTGGCATGACGGGAGCATCCATTATGGGATGTCCATCTACACGCAATACCACTCGCCAGAATGTCTCATCAGTCAGGAAGCCATAGCTCCCCGGGACTTCCCGAGACGCGGAAATCTCTAAACTCCGATTGCCGATTACATAATGATTCCAATCGGCAAGAATAATATCGCCCGTCGTTCCGGCCGCCGAACACTTCTCCGTCGGGATAACAGGACACCCCATACAGGTCAAGTCTGATAGATTGATAATTCCATAAGCGTTCGATCCGGCCGTCGCATCGTTCGCCCAGTTCGCAAGGATTGTAGGGTTAATGAGCCAAACGGCTCGCTTCCAGGAATCAGGAAGCAGTCGCCCTGCCATCTGTGCGATGTCAGCCGGGACCGGCATTCCGGGCCAGGCCGTGCGTACGTGCGCGATAGTCGCCGGGGCATTCATGATGCCGAGCGGTTGCCCGACGCCCGTGCCCCAAACAAAAACATGGTCCTCCTCAAATGCCAATGCCTGTCCGAACGAGAGCTGCATGAATTCTCCGAAATTAGGATAGTCGGCTACGAGTTCATTCGACACAAACAGACTGCCGACAAGTTTATGCGCCGTGAGTTCCAACTCTCCGAGGGCCGGCTTGGATATGATAGCCGCCTTGTTGCCACCCTCATATTTCCAGGTGAATGTGATCCCGCCGAAATAGGAAGAGACCCGGGACGATTCCACGAGTCTCCGAATCTTCAGCGAATCGCTGGACATCTGAAGCACCTTGGCCCGAGGCCGGACGATGCTGTTCTCAAGGGCGACATTGTAAATCCCCGCAGCCCATTCCTCGGGGCATAGGAAACCCCCTTGAGCATCACTCCCCTCGGCCATGTGCCCGGCCGTCTTCAGCCGGGAGTCCCGAATGCCTTCGACACAAGCCCGGCGGACACGTGACAAGTACTCTCCGAAACACTTAAACCCGCCTTTTGGATCTTTTTCCATATTCAGCCCCTAATTAGCTTGTGGCTGCGGACAGTTGCACGAACGGCGAGAACGTATGAGCACCCCGCCGCGAGGTGATGGTTGTCTGCGGCCAGCATTGGCCGGCAACCCTAAGAACGAAGCGCCAGCAGGTCTCGTCCGTGGTGAATGCGACATGTGTGGAACTATCAATCGTGATGGACTGGCGGTCGCCGATGAGGTAGTACCGGAAGTCGGCGAACAGAATATCGCCCACCGTGCCGAGCGCCTGCAACTTTTCGCTGATGATGACGGGCCGCCCCAGGATAGTCCAAGCGCCAATGCTATCCTTGAAATTGGGTTGCCAGATCAGGATCTTGCCGCTGGCGTCGGCTGCGTTTCCGCTTCCGAGTTCAAGAAGTTCGGCCATAACCGTCGGGCCGATAACCCAAACGGCATTACCGAGTGAAGCAGGGAGCATGGACTGGTACATCTCGGCAATGTCTTCAGCATGCACCCGGTTGGAGGTATTGCGGAGGACGCTCTTCAGACAACCGCAGTTGAAAACGCCCAGGGGTTGACCCCCGCCGCCGCCAAAAAGAAAGGCATCATCTTCATAGTATCCCCAGGCCGAACCGAATTGACGCCGGATAAGAGGTTCCAGAGCAATGGCGCTGTCGGCCAAGAGTTCATTCGACGTATAGGTGAGCCCGGCAAGCTTGTGGGGCGTGAGTTCCAGCTGCCCAAAGGTCGGCTTGGAAGGGGTCTTGTCTTTTGCTTCGCCCGTCCAATAGGCGACGATGCCGCCGAAAACGGTGCTGGCGTGTGAAGTGTCGTTAACGTAGGGGATTTTCAGCGAATCGGTAGCCATGGGGATAATGGTCGCCCGGGGCCTTACAACGGCACCCTCAAGGGCGATCTCCTGGAGTTCCATCCGGTATTCTTCGGGAACGAGGAATCCGCCCTGGCTGTCTTCCCCGATTTCCATGTGACCCGTAGTTTTGTTGACCGTGCCGGGCATAAAGGACAGCCGTGGATCGA